TACATATAGCGGAGGATTACCATAAAATGTTGGGGGTTAAAGCAATTACGTTCGGAGATACTCCTAGAATGAGTTGTTATGCGAATGATTACGGATGGGATAACGCATATCAAATGTTTTTAGAACACTTTGTGGAGGGTGATACATTGGTAATATTAATATCATCATCAGGTAATTCAAAAAATATACTGAATTGTGCGAAATATTGTATAGATAATTCTATTGATATGATTACAATGTCAGGTCATTCCGAAAAAAATAAATTGAAATCTAACTTTGGTAGTCATTCAAAATTACATTTCTGGGTAGATAGTAAAGATTACGGAATAGTTGAAGGATTACACGAACTAATTTTACATTCTGTAATTTAATAAGTTTCATTAGTTATACAAAAATTTATGGCATCAAATATATCATTAAAACATAGAGAATTGACAGAACAAATAGCAGACCAAAAAAGACCAAAAGGTTCTATTAAATTCCAACTTCAGTTAAATGAAGAACAAAAGGTAGCAAAAGATAAAATACTAAATAACGCAATTACCATATTGAGTGGTAAAGCGGGTAGTGGCAAAACACTCCTAGCGTGTCAAGTTGCGTTGGATATGTTATTTAAGAAAGAAGTTAAACAAATCATCATCACAAGACCAACCGTAAGTAAAGAAGAAATTGGATTTCTACCAGGTGACCTTCGCGAAAAGATGGAACCTTGGATGCAACCAGTTTATGCAAACTTTTATCAACTTTACAACAAACAAAAAATAGATGAGATTTTAAAAGATGGGACAGTGGAAATTGTACCACTTGCATTTATGAGAGGTAGAACATTTTTAGATTCATTTATTATTGTAGATGAGGCACAAAATTGTACCAACGAACAAATGGAAATGATTACATCTCGTTTGGGATTGAGAAGTAAAATGGTAGTATGTGGTGATACACAACAAGTAGATTTAAAATCAAAAGGAGAAAGTGGATTTAAGTTTTTAGTATCTGCTGCAAAGAAGATTAAAGATATGGATTCACATACCCTACTTACCAACCATAGACATCCAGTAGTTGATTCCCTATTAGAGGCATACGATACTTTTTACTCAATGGCATCAAACTTATCAGGTTCTATCAAAAAGTAGTTAATATCAACATTTATTTAAATATCCTTATATTTATATAAAAGAACTTAAAAAAATCAAAATATGAGAGCAGTCATTATAGGTACTGATTTTATGAAAGATACTGATGGTACTTTCAAGGCATTAGAAACGAATACAAATATTCAATTAGATACCCAATGGTCTCTTAATTTTGATTCAGCATCATTTGAGAATTTTGTACTTTCAAATAATTTTACCGAAGTTGTATTGATTTCAAATCAAAATAATACATCGCTCGGTTCAGATTATACAATTAATGATGCGATTATTGAGCTTGAAACTATAACTAACAATTATGTAAATAACTCAATACCTTTTACACCATTTAATTTTAGTTTTAATCAATATTTACAATCATTTTTATCTGGAAGTGATGTACAACTAACAACCATATCCACAGATGCTACATCTACTACTATTCCGTTTGTTGAAGATGCGGATGATAAGTTAATCATACGATTATCATTTGATACTACTGCATTAATTGATGACAACTATGCAAGAGATAATTGGGGATTTTTGAAATTAATGTATGATGCTGATAATAATTCTATTCCAAAGTGTTATATTGATGATGCGGAATTTGGCATAGATAATATTGGTGAAACATTAAGAGATAATGGAAATCATCCTAATTATTGTATTAAAAAGAGAGTAACTCCTGCTGATAATGCAATATATCCAATATTACTTAAAATTTCTAATGTAGAAGAATTGAATGCTTTAAAATCTAATTTGGAAGTTGATGAATATATTCAAGAATATATTTTTAATACCGATGATTTATTTGAGGATAGATTAAACTCATATAGAAGTATAGATGTGTTATATGGTTCAAATTTAGATATAATACATTTACAAGTTGTAGAAAAAACAAAAAATTTACCAGTTCTAGCTTCTGCAGATTTTGATGATAATAACCAAGTTCAACCTTGGGATAGAATGAGATATCTTCAAAAATTTCATACAACTTCTAATCAAGTTGCAATAAAATTAAGTGCTACCGAAAACACTAAAGTAATACTGCCAGATGATACTATTGAATTAGCACCTAATTTACAAATAGGTGATGAAGTTAAATCTATTTTATTTCCAACATTACCAGATGAAAGTAGTATGAATAATTTAGATAGTTGGTCTTCTTCATTTGATTCAGTAATCACAGATTACCAAATATCATCATCATTTTTAGAAAACAAATCAACTACTAATTATTATGGAGTTTTAGTAACATTTGAAACTGATTTGAATTCTACTTTTAGTGATGTTAATCATGCTCAAATAATGATAAAAGATGGGGATAATGTAAAATTTGAAACATATTCGAACTTAACAAATGGTAATGAGATTATTATTTTTGATACAACTACGAACGAGTTAACTACTACTACTATAACCAATGTAAATTTTAGATTTGATAAATTTACTGCATATACCTTGGATTTTGAAGAATTTGATTTATTCCTTACGTTAGAAGAAACTGAAAATCAAAGTAGATATGGATTGGTTACTCATAATTTTGGATATGATTGCTACTTCTCTTCAGTTACATATTTTAGTGGTCCTGGATATTGTGTTAGTTCCTGGGCATGTTCCTCGGGTGCATACTTGAACCAATGTGGATGGAATCACGATATTTCCATCCGATGTTCAAGATTTCCACCCACTGGCTTTAATTACTCACCTGGAAGTGCAACACTGAATTTAAACACTCTTTGTAATGACCAAAAATCAGATATTCGATATAAAGAAAATCTAACTTTAATTGGTATATCTAATAGTGGATTAAATATCTACACCTTTAATTACAAAAACGAAGAGGGATTATATCAAGGAGTTATTGCTCAAGAATTGATTGGAACCAAATTTGAAGATGCGTTATCTAAAAATAGTGAAGGATTATACGAAGTAGATTATAGTAAAATAGATGTGGAATTTAAAAAAATAAATTAATATGGCAACCGAAATTAACAAAAATATAACATACCCAAATCATACCGATTTGTTTAAAAGACAGAGAATAAATACAAACTCTGTTGTAAAAACCGCTCTTTCAGATAAAATTAATCTATTTGTAAATGCTGTAAAAGAAAAACATTTGTAATAATTAATAATTAGTTATATGTTTGATAAAGTAAAAGAAATTGCAGAATCTTGGATTATAGCCAACAATCCCTCTGAATCTCAATTAAAATTAGCGGACGAACGATTAAAAATTTGTAAAGGGTGTGATAAGATGGTAAAGGGTACTCTAGTAAAGTTTAAATGTTCGGAGTGTGGTTGTCCTATTGATAAGAAAATATTCTCACCAACGTATGATGCATGTCCTTTACATAAATGGTTAGATGTAGAAAGTTCTGATGTGTTTGGTAACACACGAAAACAACAAAATAGTTTAATATAATATTATTGTCAAATTGGTTATAATTTTTTTTAATGAAATTTTATATTCATCATTTTTATTCAATTTCTCTTTTTTATAAGTTGTTTCATAAAACAACTAATAGAAGATATGAACTAACTAATAACATCGGTTCCATTTTTTGTTCTTACGAGGGGAATGATTTGGAATTGGTATTTGACCCTACACTAAACGATAATACCGATGGATATCATATATTGGATTTTTTAACTTGTTTAGAACAGATAAACCACGATGATAAGTTAAAAAGTATCGATTGTATAAATCGTAAAGAAGGTGATACATCACATCGTGGTAAATGGGGAGCTGAATTTGGTATAAATGATATTCCAATAATGAAATGGATAGCCAATACTTTGGAAAATAAAAGTAATTGGTTTATTTTTTTATTACGAACTGAAAAATCAATAATAAAATATGATGGTATTGATTATCCAAATGTGATGGATTTGGAGGTTCAAATAGATAGATTAAAAAATCATGTTATAATATCAGACAATGTGATTTTTAATGACTTTGTAAAAACCAAATACCCAAATCACTTTTTTTGTTTAACAAATACAATACATCAATGGAATGAACTTTTATCAATTCGTTGGTATTATGAATTTAAAAATATATTTAGTAAATTAAACCAGCCGTATGATTTATGTTTCTCTATGAGATATCATAAGAGAAATAGAACTAATATCATAAATGGATTGGCAAAACTAAATGATGATAGAATATATCTTTCGAGAGTAGATAATTGTATTAATAAAGAATTTGCTATGTATTCTAAACAATTAGAAAAAAATATCAACTATAATATTAATAAAGGAGATGATTTTGATGATATATCTTGGATTGAAAATATAGAACATTATTTAGATTATTTGATGAGAATCTTACCAATGTCCAAGATGCATATACTATCCGAAACTTGGGATTGGAAAGAAGGTGATTTTACATCAAACTATTTATCTGAAAAAACTTATGGATTCTTACTATCCAATATTCCTTTTATATCTACACATCAGTATCCATTGGAAGTGATAACCGAAATATTGAATACACCTCCACATCCATTTTATAATGAAATAAAAAACGTAAATGGTAATCCTGGCAAATTTGTTTTATTCGTGGAAGAATTTATGAAAAATTATGAAACTAATAGACAACTATGTATTAACTGGGGTAATGGTACACACAATAAATTAATAAGTTTTATGGATAATGAAAATTCATTTTTAAAAAATATAATTAATAATAATTTTATTATAGAAAAAAATACTATATACAAAAACATTATATAATATGGAAAAAATATGGTTTGATGATACAACATTTATATGGAAAACAAAACTTAATTTATTTGATAATAAAAATGAAATAATTAAACAAGCAAAACGAGTTGAAAAATCCCGTTACGGTGCTATCCATGACGGATTTGGATATTTAATAACAGAAGATGATAAAGTTCTGGATATAGCAAGTTGTGGATACCAACCTCTATTGGATAAAATAATTAAATTAAGTACCAATTATTGTAAGGAAATATATATTGAAAATAATAAGTATAATAAATTAAATACTGAATCTTGGATTAACATAGTTAGAGCAAAAAATCCAGTACAAAGTTCATATAAAGATAGAGATGTAATTGGAGAGTTGAGTTATCATGCACATACTGAAATTAATAAAAGACTTAAATCATTTTTTCCACATTATACCTTTGTTTATTATATTCAAATGCCGGATGTAATGAATGGAGATGATGGTGTTTTATACTTTAGAGGTAAAAATAAAAAAGAATATTGGATAAGACCAGAAGAGGATGATTTAATTATAATGGAGGGTGATATGCCCCATGCTCCAAATAATGCACCCAATTCAACATTAGATAGAATAGTATTAGCAGGTAATGTTGGTTTTGAATTTCTTAAAAACTTTAAAAGTATTATATAATGTTTATTAAATATATTGAGAATTTCTTAACAAAAGAAGAATGTGAACAAATAATTTTATTAGGAGAGTCAATTGGTCTTATCCAAATGAAATCATCACTTATTGTAGATGGTAAATTAATTGAAGAGAATATGAGTTATAATGGTAATAAACGAATGGGTTGTTATTTTCACAATGACTTATTAGAAAATGAACTATTAAAAAATATTACAAATAAGATTATTGAATTATCCAATAACCTAAATCCATTTAAGGGTGTATATTATACTAATGTACCAAGTTATTCATTCAATAGATATGGTGAGGGTGATTTACTGGAGTGGCATTCAGATAAGCATGAAATCTTAAATGGTGCAACAATAACATTTATTATCCAACTTAACGATGATTATGAGGGTGGGGATGTTAAATATATTACACATGAGGATAGTCACACTACCCCTAAAAAAGCAGGAAGTGTACTGATATTTGATTCAAATATAGTTCATTCGGTTGATGCAGTGATAAAAGGAACTAGATATTCATTGAATGTCTGGCCAAGTAAAACAATTAAAAAATCTATATTATAATGTTAGTAGAAAATAAATTTATTTATGTATCATTACCAAGATGTGCATCAACTGCATTTATGGCATCTTGTGTAAAACAAAATTTAGATATTAAACATTATATTAATGATTATAATATGGATAATCAATTAATCAACAGTAGATATACTAATATAAGTCAAATAGATTTTAAATATTTTGAAAAAGATTTTGCTCATAGTCATGAGCCAATACCTCTTTTAAAACAAAAATTTGGATATGATTATAATGTAATATCCGTTAGAAGAAATAAATATGAAAGATTTATATCCCTATGGAAGCATGTATTAAACAAATTTAATGGATATGGTGATTTAGATACAGTTAACAAATTATCAAACCTCACCATTCATGAATTATTATTCTATAACACAAATAATTTACAATCAGTAGAGAGTGTAAAAGAAGTTATTGAAATTTTTATAAAAAAATATAAGTTAAATATTGATGAAGTTGGCAGAGAAATGTTAAGAATTTTGATATTTCCCTATTCAAGATGGCATAATCATGACCCGAATATAATATGGTTTGATTTTAATGAATTGTATAAATTAGAAGAGTGGGTATCAAATAAATTAAATATAGATTTTAAATTAATAAATTTAAATAGTAGTAATCACTTTAATACAAAATTAGAACTTAATGATGAATTTAAAGAAAAATATGATTCTATTTATTTACCGTATGATGAAGTTAAAAGTGTAAAAACTCTATTCTGATGAAACCATATATCTTACATAAAGATAATTTTATAAAGGAAGAATTGACTATACATTATGTAGTTGATATATCTAATTATATTTCAGATATCCAATTACTTATTAATTATTTTAATTCCGAATACAAGTGGGATGGTATGTTTGATATAGATGAGTGTGAGAATAGAATAGAATTGGGACACTATTTATTTTTACTAAAATTAAATCATACCCCGATTGGGTATGTTTGGTTTAAAGAATTAAGTAATGATGTATGTTTTGGTTACAATCTTTATGTTACTAAACAAATATCAAGACCTAAATATGCTCCAACTTGGTTTTATAGAGAAGTTAGTGGCCGTATGTTACAAAAATATAATTCAATTGAAGTTGAGATAGAAGATTGGAATAGTGTTGTATTTGAGTTAGTTGAAAATATTGGGTATAAAGAATACTAAAATGAAATCCACATTATGGACTTTTGGGGATAGTAATACCGCAGGTTGGGGATGTAATCCATCGGATGAATATTATCAAAAATATTATAAATTAGGAAATAAAATATGGCCGGAGTGGTTAAGTGAACTTTTTGATATTAATTTAAAAAACTTTGGAAAAAGTGGAAGTTCAAACGATACAATCATAGATACTATAATACGAAAATGGGATGAAATAAATAAAGGGGATTATGTATTTATTGGAATGACTCATCCACATAGATTTGATGTTCCAATTAATAATCAATTTGAATCAATCGTTCATAATTTTGCAGAGGATAAAAAAGAAAGTAATTTAACTAAAACTGAATTTGAAACTATTATAAATTTTCAGTATTATTTTGCAGACCATATTTTATATAAAAATAGACACATACATCGATTCGAATGGATTAGAAAACTCTTATTAAAAAAGGGGTGTAACATGGCTATACTATGGAATGTCCAAACTGATTTAAATGGTCTTCAAACAATATATGATGAAACTAATGGAGAGATTGTAGATAAGCATTTATCATTTTCTTCACATAAATTACTTGCTGATATATTTTATAAAAAATATATCACTAAAGATATTATATGAGTAATATAAAAAACATATTGATAAATGTTGGGTATGATGATATAAATTTTCCAAACTTATACAATTATAATATTGAACCCGAATGGAATATCCAAAGTAAAACAAATATAACAACTTTATTGGATAACACTCTTGGTAATTTTAAACAAAATACGATTGATAATTTTATAAAAACTGATGTAAATTTTATTTACCCAATAGTTTTATTTGATAATAAGTTATTTGACAATTATACCACAATTGATTTCGATGAAAGGGTATTAAAATCAATTAAATTAAAAAAGTGTAAAATTGTTTTTGCTTATTTATTGGAAGGATATTTTAATATATCTCATATTAAGTGGATAGATAATTTATGCCAAAAGTATCAATTTTCTAAAGAAGATGTTATTGTTATTACATCTAATTTATTTCAATTTTCAAATAATAAATTTACCATAATCAATTATGATTATTTTGGTAATCATATAAACTTTTTATCAGTATCTAAATTGGATTCTATAAAAGTAAAATCAGTTGAAAACGATTACCAGAAATTTATAAATAATAATTTTGTATTTCATTTTTTGTGCTTTAATGGAATTCCTAGAGAAAATCGATTACTGATGTTTAATGAATTGACTACTAATGAAAAGTTCAAAAATAAATCTATTACAACATTACGAGGAGTTGATAAAAATTACTATTACGATGTTCCAAGTTGGGATAATCAAAAAATAGGTGGAGGTGCTAGATTAAATATAGATGCTCATTTAAAAAGTTTTTTGAATATAGTTACCGAAACTCTATATGATAATGATTCGCTTTTTATATCTGAAAAAACATATAAACCGATTTATTTATGTCAGCCATTTATTGTATTTGGGAATCCATTTACTTTAAATAAATTACACCAGCTGGGTTATAAAACATTTGATAAATGGTGGGATGAAAGCTATGATTCTGAATTAGATTTGAAAAAAAGATTTGATAAAATTGTTAAAGTAATCGAACAGATATCAAACTTGGATATAAATCAACTTATGAAATTGAAAAATGAAATGAGAGAAGTATTAATTCATAATTATTTAAACTTTTTCAAAGCAGATGGAATGGAAGAATTGTTTAAAAAATTGAAATGCGATTTTAATAAAAAAACATTAATATAAAATTATAAATTAAAAATTGTATTTTTTGTAAAATTGATATTTTTTTACTATATTTACTTGTAAATATTTTAATTATGATTATACTACCGCAGACTCTGATAACTGAAAATAGCTTCAATAGATGGAGATGTCATAAAATAGAAGTAGAAGATGGAATAGATTCATATCACTATTATGTTATACCTTTGGTGGATGTAGATGATGAAGATGCTTTAGAAAATATAGAATATACTCCCGCATTATTCAGTTCTGAATCTGATGAATTTTTTGATGAAAAAGGTAATACCGTCTACACTCTTCGATTGTTTGATGATGATTTGCCTGAATTAACTACTGAAGAAGAGGTTGAAATTCTATATGAAATTTTAACAAAGAAAAAACTTTTTATCTGATGACTAGGAAAAGTTGAAAATTTTTCGTATGTTTGGGTATTATTAATAGTTAAACTCTTTACTACTCAAGAAAATGAAACAAAAAACAGAACAAGAATTAAAAACAAATTACGAAAAGTTTCTTAAAATCCTAGAAAAGTACTTCACAGGAGAAAGATTAGAAAAACTCCTTTATATGTACTCTGAATCAGAATTAGGTGGTAACCTTATGATATCACCAGCTTCAGGTAATTTAAATTTTCATAACGCGTATCCTGGTGGTTATATTGACCATATTTTTAATGTTTGTAAGAACGCAATTGCTATGAAAAATGTATTTGTATCACAGGGAGGTGTACCTGATTTTACAGATGAAGAATTAATATTTGTAGCACTACATCATGATTTAGGAAAGTTAGGAACTAAAGAAGAATTACATTACGCACCTAATGAATCAGATTGGCATGTAAAAAATAAAGGTGAAGTATATACTAGAAATAGTAATAACTCATATATGGCGATTACTGACAGAACTTTCTTCTTACTTAATAGCTATGGTATTCAGTATAATGAAAATGAATATTTTGGTATTAAACTTACAGATGGAATGTATGATGAAGATAATGTAAAATATTATAAAACATTTGATTTATCCAAATATCTTAAATCAAACATTCAGTACATAATGCATTGGGCAGACCACATGAGTACTATTATTGAAAGACAAAATTACATTAAATCTAAATAATACAGACACTTTGTCATATTTTATTTAAATAACACTGACAATTTGTCATAATAATTTGATTGGTATAAAAATGGAAACTATCAGTTTAAATTATTTCAAAAACTTAAATAAAAAAACTATGTACACTACAGATTTAACAAAACTACTAGATTTATTTGATTATCCAAAATGGAATACTACATCATCAAACCACTCTTCATTTGTAGCGGATTATGATGTATCTCAATTGGAAGATGGTCAACAACAACTAA